TAACGATAAAGCGTTTTTTGATTTGATTACACCTATTGCAACGTTTCTTGTTGGTACTCTTAGTGGTGTTATGGTTTCTTCAGTTGGGCGAAAGGACAAAAATGACAAACCTTCAGCCAACTAACGACGCAATGTACCATGAACTATCACAAATCTATGGTCCCTATAAAACTTTGGGCGACCTACTAAACATGTATTTTCAACAATACGACAAAGTTTACCGTGCCAGCAAACAATACGAATGGTACGATGCCACTGATGCTACAGGTACCACCGTTGGTGACATTGCTAACAGTTTTTGGAACGATACTGATTACATCTATAGCAACATTAACCTAGAAGATGGAACAGATTTCTTAATGGAGGACGGTTCTTTTGTAGCCCTAGAGGTTGGAAATCTATAATGCCAGTTAGCCCCAGTGACAAACGAATAACAGAACTACCATTAGTCACAACTGTTAACGCTGCCGACCTTTTTCTTTCCGTAACAGATGTTTCCACTTCACCTGTCAACAAACGTATAACAGCATCAAACCTTGCAGCATTTTTTGCTAGTGCAGTTTCTGTCTACGCTACGGTTACAGGTGCAGCAGGTTCATCAGCCAGCGTCACAGTTGATTCCAATGCTGCTTTTACTTTTACCATCCCTAGAGGTGATACTGGTGTCGCTGGTCCTACTGGCGCACAGGGACCTACGGGCGCTACTGGTCCTACGGGAGCCGTTGGTCCTACGGGACCTACTGGTTTAACTGGCAACACGGGTCCTGCTGGACCAACTGGTCCAACTGGACCTACTGGACCTATCGGACCTGACGGTCCTCAGGGTCCCCAAGGTATCACGGGTGCTACAGGGGCTACAGGTGCCACTGGAGCAACTGGTCCAATAGGTTTAACTGGTCCACAAGGACCAGCAGGTCCACAAGGCATACAAGGCGATGTAGGCGCTACTGGTGCAACTGGACCTGCAGGTCCAGTTGTTCCCATAAATGATTTAACAGATGTTACTATTACTAGTCCATTGGCAGGTCAGGCTTTAGTGTATGATGCAGGGACAAGCCAATGGGTTAACACGACTGCTAGTACAGACCCGATGAACGACAACAAATTTACTGCTTTAATTACAATGGATGTAGGTGTATAATGGCTACAGGCGATAGAAAAGAAACACGGCTTATAGGTCCGTCAGTATTATCTAACAGTGAAACTGGTTTAGGTTCTGCTGTAGTTGCTGCTAGTCGTGAACATATTATTAAACAAGTTATTTTGTGCAACACGTCAGGCACTGACCGTTTAGTATATCTAGGTATTGGCAGTGGTGCTTCTAGTAGATTTCTTTCAGCGTTGCCTATCGCAGCGTTTGACACGGTTGTGTTGGATACTGCTTTGGTGTTGGTTGCTGGTGAACGTTTGTTTGGTTATGCTGATTTGGCTAGTGCTGTGAACATTATTGTTACGGGTTGGATTAAGGAAGTTTAGTGGGTATTTCTGCGGCTCAGGGTATAGGTTCAGTTAAGGCTGGTGTTTGTACTTTTTCTACCCGACCATCTAACCCGTATGAGGGTCAAATGATTTATGAGACTGACACTGACAATGTGTTGGTGTGGAACGGCACAGCATGGATTGCATTTGGAAGTGCAGCAACCACAGCAAATGGTGAGGGTGGACACAGCAACATTTATTCAAACTCATTATCAACATCTACCGCTACTATTGTTTCTGCTGTTCGCCGTGTTCAAGGTGTGACTTATGTGTTTACAAACTTAACATTTAACATGCCGACAAACGCAAACACTGACACTAGTGATTGGACTAGTGGAACTAAATGGTCGTATATTTATATACGACCTACTGACAACAAATTTTATATATCTAACACTGCTCCAGCAGCAGGTTTAAACTATAAAACTATTGGTGGTTCTTTGGTTGTTTATTTGTTTTCTGCTTACACAACACCAACGACAATAACTAGTTTTAATTTAACTAATGATACATATTCTTTACAGGGTTCAGGTGTTTTTTCAACTTATGACATGAGAGAAATTGGTTTAAGTCTTTCATACGCCTACGGCACTAACCAAACATTTACGGTTAACCTTTCTTCTTTAATACCTACTACTGCTGGAAATGTTTACACTGCTTTTAGACGCAGCATGATGACTAGAAATGATGCTGGTGGAACAAACAATTTTAGTTCCTATATAGAAATACAAAACAAAAGCGGTTCTTGGATTTTAGTTGGTCAACATTTTGACTGGATACATACTAAAACACCAACTGCTGCTGGTGGTTATTTTATTCGTAACCATACACTTCCATTTGAACTCACTCTTAGTACAAATGTTTTTAACTTTGCACAATGTAGATACACGTGGGCTGGAGATTTAAACGACACCAGTGCTTACAATGGTATGGGTTGGTGGATGAAAGGTTTTGATGATGTCAACATTTTCTGAAATTATTTATTATATAGACGAAAAAGGTTTTGTAATAAAGCACCATAAAGATATGGTTCCTTTTTGTTGGGTTTATATTGAACCCAGTAATCCTGAATATACTGAATATCAGGTATGGCTTGATGCTGGTAACTCCCCGATTCCAATTATCGGAACCCCAAAAGAAACGGAATCATAATGGGTATCAGTAACACTATCCCCCCCTCTAGGTTGATTCAACCTGGTGTTTGCACATCTAGCACTAGACCTACTTCTCCTTTTGAGGGGCAGGCTATTTATGAAACCGACACGGACCTTATGCTTATTTGGAACGGTACAGCATGGGTTGAAGTAGTATCAATGCTTACCAAAGCCCCACGAGGCATCGTTCAACTTGTGCAAAGTACAGGAACAACTACAGCGACAACAACCGAGGCAGTTACTTTAACTCTCCCAAGTTTTACAGCAGTTGCCAACAGGTACTATCGCATTACATATTTTGAACCATATTTAGAAACTCTTGCGGCTAACGTAGAAGTAAACGTCAGAATAAGAATGACTAACCTTGCTGGTGCAGTTATTGCTAGAGGTGTGACTTTTGTAGACGTGATAAACAGAGAAAACCAAGCACAAGCCTTAGTTGTAAAAACTTTGAGTGCTGGGTCAACTGTTTTAGTTGCAACAATTCAGACCGTAGGTGGTAATTCTTTTGCATACGGAGACGCTACATACCCACGCCAGTTGTGGGTTGAAGATATTGGGGCTGCATAATGGCTATTAACTCTTTGTCTACAGGTTTTAGACCAGGTGTCTGCACATCTAGTACACGCCCCACAACCCCATACGACGGGCAACAAATCTATGAGACAGATACAGACAAACTGTTGGTGTGGAACGGTTCAGCATGGATTACTGTTTCGCCTGTATCAGTACCACAAATAACTGTTTATACAAGTGGTAGCGGTACATACACAACACCAGCAAATTGCAGATATTTGAAAATACAAATCGTTGGTGGCGGCGGTGGCGGTGCTGGTTCGGGTGGTGGTTCAGGTGCAGGTAACGCTGGGAACGGTGGTACTGGTGGAACATCAACTTTTGGTACATCGCTAATTTCTTCTACTGGCGGTGGTGGAGGAATTTCTTCAGGACAGGGCGGCGGTAGTGGCGGTAGCGGAACTGTCAGTTCTCCTGCTAGTGGTTTTGTTTTTGGCGGTGGTGCTGGTATCAATACGGCTCAATACAATACCGCTAGGCAAGTTTATACTGGAGGGTCAGCAGGTCCCCCAACACCGTTAGGTTCTTTTGGTGCAGGTGGGTACAACGCAGGTAATGGTGGAACAGCAGTTTGCATGGGTGGAACTGGTGGGGCAGCAGGGTATGTTGAAGCAATTATTTCATCTCCATCTGCTACATATTCTTACGCTGTTGGTGCTGGTGGTGCAGGTGGTACTGCTGGCACAAGCGGTAATGCTGGGGCTGCTGGCAGTTCAGGTGCTATTTATATAACGGCGTATTTCTGACCTGCATGATTAGTGTCATCACTTAAAGAGGATGATAGGATGGTCTAATGAAAAAACTGACAGTAACTTTTATTTGTATTGCCATGTTTCTTGTCCCTGCTAATATGGTGTCGGCAAAGAAGCATAAACTTCTTTGCCCTAACATGGCTAAGATTACTAATACTATTGCCAAAGAAATTGGGCAGAGACAACGTATTGATTACATTATGTGGCGTGAATCACGCTGCAACACTAAGGCTATTAACGAGGACGACCCGTACGGTGGGTCGTTGGGTTTATTCCAAATCAACCAGTACTGGTGTAAACGTTCTAAATCAACTGGTGAAGGTTTCCTGAAAGTACGTGATGTTGTAAACAAGTGTACTGATTTGTATAAACCTAAAGTGCAGGCGCAGGCTTTCTTAGAAATCTATAATTATGTTGATGACCGTTGGGATAACGGTTGGATTCCTTGGGGGTCACCTTGGAGTTAGGGCAATTACTTCAGGAAAAAGAATGGCGTTTATGTGTCGGTCCTGATAACGCTACGATTCAACAGCAAGTTGAAGCGTTCAGTCATTTCTGCGAAAACTATTGGTTTATTAAACATCCTGAACGTGGACGTATAAAGTTTGAGTTACGTGACGCACAGTTAGAAACCATTGAAACATGGATGACCGAACGATACAGCGTCGTTCTAAAGGCACGTCAGATTGGGTTTTCTACTTTGGCTGCAGCGTATTCTTTTTGGTTAACATATTTCCGTCCCGATAGGTTTGTGATTATGTTGTCACGTACCGAACGTGAAGCAATGAAACTGTTGGCTAAGTCTAAGTATGGTTACAAGTTTCTTCCACCTTGGATGCGTGAACGTGGACCTAGAATGATTACTGACCACCAGTTGAAAATGATTTTCTCCAACGAGTCTGCTATAGAATCATTGCCGTCAGGTTCTGACCCTGCTCGTGGTGAATCCGTGTACTTAGTTATTGTGGACGAATGGGCTTTCTTGCCCAACCCTGAAGAAGCATGGGCTTCTATTGAACCTGTTGCTGACGTTGGTGGACGTGTAATTGGTTTGTCCACCGCTAATGGTTCAGGTAACTTTTTTCATAATCTTTGGGTTGGTTCACAAACTGGTAGCAACCAGTTTGTTGGAATCTTCTTCCCTTGGAACTCTGACGGTGAACGTGGCGACGACTGGTACGAAGCAAAATCCAAGAACATGCAACCTTGGCAGTTGCATCAGGAGTATCCACGTTTCCCTGAGGAAGCGTTCATTAAGTCAGGTAACCCTGTTTTTGATATTGACATGCTGGACAGTATGAGTACGGTTGAGGCTATGGCGACATACATTTTTATGTCGCCTGATGGTATTGAAATTGAATATGGTGAGGATGGTCCGTTTCATGTTTGGTATGAACCTGAACCTGATGGGGTTTATGTCGTGGGTGCAGACGTTGCGGAAGGTTTGTCGTATGGTGACTACAGTTCTGCTCACGTCATTGACGCTAGGGATGGCATTGTTGTTGCTCATTGGCATGGTCATATTGAACCCGATATGTTCGGTGAAACACTTTCGCATATTGGTGAATGGTATAACAAAGCGTTAATCGGGGTGGAAAACAATAATCACGGTTTAACCACTCTGAAGGCTTTGCAACGTACGGGCTACAGAAATATCTATAAGGCACGTAGGTTAAGTTTGGCTCGTCCTGAGGCTACCGAAACTTTGGGGTGGCGCACAACGGTTTCTAGCAAACCGTTGGCTATTGACGAGTTGTCTGCTGGGTTACGTGATGAAGCGATTATAGTGTTGTGTGCGAGGACAATAGCCGAGTTGCGGACCTATGTTCGCAAGGAGAATGGCAAGATGGCTGGTTCCCCTCATGACGACAGAACTATGTCGTTGGCTATTACGGTTCAGATGATTAAATATGTGTGGTTACCTGAGTACCGTAGTGACACTACGGTACCAACTAACAGCCTTTTGTGGTGGGAGCAGCACATTATGCATGATGTTGGGGACAATCGGGTACCATTAGGGGCACATAATGTGCGTTCAGGGAACAACCGTACATAGTTATGAGTTATTCTTGCACACAATGTGACACTTATGTCAATGATACAGTACAAAGGCGTGGACCAATTTGTTTCAAATGCCATTTACGTACCATCAACCTAGGGTTTACGTATGGTAAAGAGCAGTTTCATGGTCCTACTATTGGTGAACAGCAACGTAAAACTGTTGAGGATGCTAGAATTAATGGTTATAATGCCGAGCCAGTAGGGACTCGTTGGGTATAGTATGTATTGGTTTGTTCCGATTGTGGTTGCTGTAATCACTGGTCCAGTTGTAGTAATCTTACAAAGATTACGTAAAGAGAACACTGACCAGCATGCAGAATCCAGGGGTTTGTTGGAACACATGGTTGTTAAAGTTGATAATATACACGATAAATTAGATGAACACATTAGGAGTCACGATGGATAAGTTGATAGCAGAATTTAAACCTATTTTTGAATCATATGTTCGGTCAGCACTTGGTGCTGGACTGGCTGTGTATCTTGCAGGTAATCATGATGTGGGGGCTTTTGTCTCTGCTGCGGCTGCTGCGGTTCTGCCACCGTTGTTGCGTTGGTTGAACCCTAACGATGCAGGGTTTGGTCGCACTAAGTAATGGCACGTAAATCAAGTCAGGACCAACTAAAGGATTATAACCAACGTTTAGAAACGTCTAAACGTTGGCGTAAAGAAGAAGGTTACGACGCTATGTGGCGGCGTTTAGTTGACTTGTATCGTGGTAGACAATATGACTACTATAGTGACGAGGACAGGTTGCTTGTTAACGTAGTGTTTGCTACCGTTAACGTTATTGCACCTAGCATTTCGGTTAACTATCCTAAGATTACTGTTAACTCTGTCAACCATGAGGATGCCGCCAAGGCTGTTATCGCTGAGGCTGTGGTAAACTATTGGTGGCGGTTCCGTGATATCCGTTCGGAATTCCGCCGTAGCGTTAAAGACTTCGTCATGTTTGGTCATGGCTGGATGAAAGTTGGCTATAGGTTTGTTGAAGAAGAAGCAGTTGGCAATGATGCCGATATCTCTGATGCTGATGTTGAAGGTAATGAGGGTACACCTAATACAGTTATTCTTACTGATTCTCCTTTCGCTGAACGTGTTTCGCCTTTTGATATTTTTGTGGACCCTGACGCTACTAGCATGCATGACATTAAGTGGATTGCCCAACGTATTCGCCGTCCATTAAAGGAAGTTAAATCGGACAAACGATATAATCGTTTGGCTCGTGAAGATGCTGCCCCGATGACTGTTGGTCGTTACGCCGATGACCCTAGTCGTAAGAAGGTTAACGATAAGACTTATGGGTACGCTGAGATTTGGGAATACTATGATGTGACTAACAAGTCTATGTCAGTGTTTTGTGCTGGCGGCGAACAGTTCTTGGTGAAGCCGATTAAGATGCCGTATTCTTTTGGTCATCCTTTTGTAATGATGCGCAACTATGATGTGCCTGATTACTTTTATCCTATTGGTGACTTGGAACAGATTGAACCAATGCAACGTGAACTTAATGAGACACGTACGCAAATGATGAACCATCGTAAACGGTTCGCACGTAAATACTTGTACAAGGAATCTGCGTTTGACCAGTTGGGTCGCACAGCCTTAGAGTCGCAAGAAGATAACGTTATGGTTCCTGTTATCTCGGATGAACCATTAACTAGTGTCATTGCCCCTATGCCTGCCGTGATTAACCCTCCTGAGTTTTATAATCAATCAGAGTTAATCACTGGTGACATTGACCGTATTTCGGGTGTTACCGAGTATCAGCGTGGTGGTACCCCTGAAATTAGACGTACTGCTACTGAAGCGAACTTGTTGCAGGACGCTGCTAACGCACGTACTGCAGATAAGTTGGCTACTGTTGAGTTGGCTATTTCTGAGGTGGGACGACGCATGGTTGCGTTGGCTCACCAGTTCATGAGTGGTGAACAGGTTGCCCGTGTCATGGGTAAAGATGGTGAACCATTATGGGTTCAGTATGACCGTGAATATCTTGAAGGCGACTTTGACTTTGAAGTAGTTGGCGGTTCAACCCAGCCTCATAATGAATCTTTCCGTCGCCAGTCTGCATTGCAGTTGGTTGATGCTATGGCACCGTTTGTTCAAACTGGTTTGGTGAACATGAAAGAGTTGGCTAGTTACGTGTTGCAGAATGGTTTTGGGATTAAGAACCCTGAGGTATTCATGGCTGCACCTGAACAGCCTATGGGTCCTGAATCCCCTCAGGGACCCCCACAGGGTCCTCAGGGCTTACCTATGGGTCCTGGTGGGGGAATGCCACCTATGCAGGCTGGTCCACCACCTGACGGTGGTGGTATGCCACCCGAAATGATAGCAGCACTGCAGGGTATGCAGGGACAACCACCAATCTAGGGAACAACGTTTTCTATATATAGAGCAACCATTTTCTACGGACTCTAGGAGAATATAAATATGAGCGACGAAGTCGCAGTATCAGCCGATGTGGAACCCCAAGTTGGGTCAACCGTTAGTCCGTCTGAGGTAAGTCAAACACCTGATGTACCCATGTTATCGGTTCAGGATTATGCGGAATACCGTGTACCTGTAAAGATGGATGGTGAGGAACTTCATGTCCCTTTGACAGAAGCACTTGCTGGTTATCAGCGTCAATCAGATTACACTCGTAAGACTCAGGAATTAAGTCAGCAACGTGAACAACTACAGTTTGCTGCTGCTTTAGAATCTGCCTTGCAACGTGACCCTGAAGCAACGATTGATATGCTAACAAGACATTATGGTATCAGCCGTCAGGCTGCTACCAATATGGTTGAAGAATTTGATGAAGAATCTATGGACCCTAGGGACCTAGAGTTACGTCAACTTAATCAACGTGTCTCTGCCTTTGAGGAATACAAGTCTCAGCAGGAGATTGAACGAGAAGTATCTCGTTTACAATCTAAGTATCAGGATTTTGACGTTAACGAGGTAGTCACTACTGCTTTACGGCAGAACACTACTGACCTTGAAAGTACCTATAAGCAACTTGCGTTTGACAAAATTATGGCTCGGCAAGAAACTGAACGGTTAGCCAAGGAACGACAGGCTCAGATTGAGGCTGGAGTTGTGCAGGCGAAACGTGAGGCTTCTGTTGTATCAGGTGGCTCTAGTGCTAGTAACACTACTAGTGCGGAACCTAATGCGCCTATAACTAGTTTGCGTGATGCTTGGGCTGCTGCCAAGAATCAATTAAACGCATCACTATAAATTCTAGTTTACCTTAGGAGGTAAATTTAATGTCTAACTCTAACTTTGACGCACTGTTGTCAACTACGCTTGCGAATTATCGTGACCAGTTGACCGACAACGTCTTTACTGCCCGTCCACTTACATACTTCTTGCAAGACAAGGGTCGTATCCGCATGCTTAATGGTGGTACGAAAATTGTTGAACCATTGATTTATGGTCAGAACTCTACTGTTGCATCGTACTCAGGTTATGACACTGTGTCGTTGACAGCACAAACAGGTATCACTGCTGCAGAATACGAATGGAAGCAGTATGCTGCTTCTATCGCAATCAGCGGTATTGAAGAAGCCAAGAACAACGGCGAACAAGAAGTTATCAACTTGTTGGAAGCCAAAATCATGCAGGCTGAGGAATCAATGCGTGAAGGTTTCAACACCATGTTCTTCGCCGATGGCACTGGTAACAGTGGCAAAGACTGGAACGGTCTTGGAAACATTGTTGAGGCTTCGGGTACTGTTGGTAACATTAACCGTGCTACTGCTGGTAACGAATACTGGCGTTCGTATGAGGAAAACACTGCAGGTGCTTTGACGCTTGCACAGATGGCTACCGCATACAACACCACTTCTGTTGGCAACGACCATCCTGACATGATTATTACAACACAAACGTTGTACGAAAAGTATGAGGCATTGCTTCAACCACAGTTGCGTTACACTGACACCAAGACTGCTGACGCTGGTTTCCAAAACCTGTTGTTCAAGGCTGCTCCTGTTGTTTACGATACGGGTTGCACCGCTGGCGTAGTGTATTTCTTGAACTCTAAGTACCTCACGCTGGTCGGTCACAGTGGCAAGTGGTTCTCACAAACCGCTTTCGTTCGTCCTGAAAACATGGACGCTTCGTACGCTTTGATTATGTGCTACGGCAACCTTACTTGCCGCAACGCTAAGAAGCAAGGTAAACTCACAGCCAAGACTGCGTAAGCATTCTAGCCTAGGGAACAAATAATATAATGGTGGGCAGGGATAAAAGCCCTGCCCACCATTTCTATATAGTCGTTAATTAAAGGAAAACCTGATGCCTAAGAAGCCAATGACTGTTACTGACGCTTACAATAAAGCAAAACCTAAAGGTAAAACATCTGCCCGTGAAAACGTTACTAAGTCAGGGCAAGGTTCAGGTAACACTATGAGCCGTTCTTCTGTTGGTGCAGCACGTAATGCAGTAACTAAAACTGGTATGGGTTCAGGCAACATGAGTGCTAAGAAAAAGGGTAAAAGTTTCTTTGACCGTGTTGGTGATGTTGCTAAAGGTGTTGGTCGTGTTGGTTCTGCTGTAGTTAAAGATTCTGTTAACACTGTAACTAATCCTTTTGGTGCAGCAAAATCTACTGCTAAACAAATTGGTAGAGATGTTAAGAATAAGAATGTTGCTGGTTTGGGTTTGGCTGCTGCAAGTATGATTCCTATTCCTGGTGCTAAAGGTACTGCCGCTGCGATTAAAGCAGCAGGCAAAGCAGGTAAGGCAACTAAGACTTTGTCGCAGTTGGCTGATGATGCAGTTAAGGCTGGGGCTAAAGGTGCCAAGGGTTCTAAACCTAAACCCACACCAAAACCTAAGACTAAACCCACACCTAAACCATCTTCCAAACCACCTGCAACACCAAAACCTAAAACTAAAGTTGAATCTGCACAATCAGAGTTAGCAGATGTTCGTAAAGAACTGGCTGATTTTAAAGCAGCAAAGGGTGGCAAATATAAAGATGATATTGGTTACAAGAGACTTAATGAAAAACTTAGGGCTAAGGAACAAAAGGTTGCTAACGCTGTTAAAGAAGCAGCCACACCACCACGTGAACAACGTGGTGTAACACAAAAAACCATGACTGATACACCAGTTAAACCTGGTGACGCACAACGCACTTACAGTGGCGTTGGTCGTTCAAAGACTCCTAGGACTGGTGTAACTGAATCACCTAAACCAAACAAGGGTCAGTATGAAGGCGACACGTTGCGTGGACAAGCACGTAATGATGCAGCCAGCATGTCCAATAAGGGTTTGCGTGGTTCTAGCAGGGCTACTCGTGATGGGCGCACTGCCGAAAACAAGGCTAAGAATGTTGAGAACATTAAGATTCGTGAGAATGACCGTAAGGTAGCGAAGTATAATGACATGCTTGCTAAAGCAAAAGCATCTAAGAAGCCTAAGGATATTGCGGCTGCTAAGAAGTATGCTGAGTTTTGGAAACTTAAGGGCATTAAGAAACTCAAGTAATTAGGAACAGAATCGTATAGTTGATGACTAGTATTCAAGGTTCTGTCCCCGCCCATTCATTATACGGTGCCCCTGTCAGTGGGCAGCGTTTGGCTGCCTCTGCTGGGGCACGTATTGCTGCCCCCAGTGGACCCTATGTGGGTCGTGGTAACAAGTGTTCGGCTAATGAGGATAGTTGTGAAGGGATGCGAGCCAAAGGCACAGAGTTGTGCATGGGGCATTTGCGTTCTTCATTAAAGGATGGTGCTGATGGCGTATAATCAAATGAC